AATCCGCAGTGATGGTTCCTGTAGCGACTATATTGCGAAATCCACTTATATCCTTATTGGAGTCAACGACAACTCCTTTACTAGCAGTAACGGTTCCAGCAGTTACGTCAGTTGAATTGATTCGCGAAACCGCTGAATCTATAATAGGTCCGGTAAAATCCGATGTATAATTGGCCAATTGAAGGTCTCCTTTCTTAGCATTGCTTCAATAATGGCTTAATTAGACTACATTATATTTGTTGGCCTTGTGCCATTTTTCTGCAATCGCTCTGTGCCTTGTTTTCTTTCCCAGGCCAATCATTACCCTTCAATTCAAATAAAGGTGCGCTCATGAGCCTTTTAACGTCCTTAGAACCGCAACTACAGGTTGGCATATCACCTTTCAAAAGCATAGCTTCAAAAATCTTGTTGCATTTATTACATTTATAATCGTGTGTTATGTACATATGTTATCCCAAGTGGGGGCAAATGAATGCCCCCACAAGATGGTTAGTTGTTACGGATTCTTGAACTCTTGAATACGACCTTCAAAAACTGTAACTGCTCCATATAGCATATCAGTAACGACTTTTGTCATTTGTTGTACCAAGTTTTTTATCTTGGATCTCAAACTTTCGTTTGAGTATCGGCGTACCTTTTCATCTTTACTCAAGATGATGCGAACTCTTGGATCGATTATATTCTGCTCCGCAGTTTCACGATCTACGCTCTGCCCTTGACTTAAATTTTGCTTCAAGCCTTCAGTTCGGGTTAGCATGGCTAATGCTTTAGCCTTCCCGCTTAATTTCGCATTCATAATCCCCATAATCACTTATGCGGACGGCATCTCCATACCTAAAAAGTCGACGCTATATTCGGCTTGCACTCTTGGTTCGAGCTGTCTTGCCACGCTAACCGCTGAGGGGTGGCAGATATATGCTACCTCTACCCCAGTTGATGTACTTGAACCCATGACAGTACTAGTTAGTACATTCATGCCATACAATAAACCAATCTGTCCATTGTAGGTTGGCGAAGCCTGTCCTATCTTGGAAGCGTCCACAAAATCCGAAATTCCGAGTAATGCTGAGTAAAGAGCTGGACTTACGATCAGGTTACACTCCTGAATCGGAACGTCTGCTTCCATCAAGGTTTTCATTCCCCCACGCAATTCAGCTGCGGTAATGACGTTGTCATTTGCTAATGCAGTTGAGTTGGTGGTAGCTGCTTCGATCTTAGACTCAATAAATGCATCGTATGTCTTCTGGAGAGCATACGCGTGCCTTGAGACTTCCTTCTCTAATAACCCTGGTATGGCCTGGGTTGCGGCTATGTCTTCTCAAGTGTTAAATCAAGTTTTTTATCTTGAATCTTATACTTTCGCATAAGTATCGGCATATCTTTTCAACTCGTTTGAGTTGTTGGAGTCTCTTGGGCGTATTATATCTTTTCAACGCCTATGCTCTGCCCCTGACTATAGTTCCTATAGCCTTCGGTTCGGATTGCCCTATGCTTTTGCACTTAGGTTTCCCGCTTAATACTCCAATCATTATCTACATAATCGCTTATGCAGACGGCAAATTGTTTACCAATGAAGCGACATAACGATGTTCACCAACGGTTAATTGAGCTTCACCATGAGTTGAAGCTGAGTATGTTACAAGTGTCTCTGCTGACTTGGCTGCATCACTAGCTTCTGCTAACTTAGGGATGTGGCACTAACTGTAAATTTAACAATAATTAGATTTACAGCGAATAGCTCTTTATCTATTCTCTCCACATTTCTATGGAGTGTCGGACTATCTCTTCAACCCAGTAGGTTGTCGGGGCCTCGTGGAAAGATTATTTCACTTTCTAGTCTCTGCGGCTGGCTTGCGCCTTCACCTCTGATTGCCTTATCTTACGACTTAGGTTCCCAGATTTTTTCCCCAATAATAATGATTATAGTTACCTATAAAAACGTCCCTTTGAACACATCTCCTCTACCCTTGACTAAACCGTTTAGCGAAGAATCAACAACTTGCTCAAAGATTAAAGCACGTTCTAAGTAATTCTTTACACCATCAGTCCAAATCTCAGGAATAAAATTCATTTGTTACCGTAAAGGCTTTTTATCCTTTACTTCTTTAAGTTTCCCTAAAGTTCGGCATATCTTTTCAACTCTCGTTGTCGCGGCCTCTTGGATCTATTATTTCAAGATCTATGCTCTGCCCCTGGCTTACGCCTTCGGTTCGGATTAGCTTATCTTACGACTTAGCCTTCCCGCTTAATTCCGCGATTTTATGCCGCCAATTTTATTTAGCGGCAGTAGTAGTAGTAACCGAAGCACCAGCAAAATTTTCACTTAATGCCATGATATTTCCCTTCTACGCTATTTATTTAACGTAAGATTGTAAAACCTTCTTCCAATTCCTCTGTCTTTCATCGGCGGTCATATCCTTAAATGGATTAACCTTTTTGTCAGGCATAGGAGTAGAAAAAGATTCATTTGTGTTTACTTTTGGTTTTACCGATCTATTCACAAACTTTTGCAACTTTTCAGTTGATAAGTCTATTGCAAATTCACGGTCCTCATCGTCAAGCTGCTCTAAAAGGCTGCTTCTAACAGATTCTTTGATTTTTGTGCCTTCATCAGCCAATGCTTTGTACTCGTCCCGTTCTGACTTGTACTTTGCTGCCAACTCTTGCCATTCTGAGTTTTTCTGCATTCTTTCTTCTTCTTGCTCGTTTAGCTTAGTTTGCAATTCATTTAGCTTGGCTTCTGCTTCTTGACTACGCTTTCTGTATCTTTTCGCATCTGCGATTAAACTTCCGACATCTGCGTTGGTGTCGTTGTTTTCTTGAACTTCGCCCTGTTCTAAGGGTTGAGCGGTCTGCTCGACTTTTGCATCTTGTTCCATGATCGTCCTTTTTTAATTTTTGTAAATAATTACACCAAAGCCCTTGCTTCGCACCTCTTTTGCTATCTGTCGCGCTAACTGCTTTTGAGTTTGCTCCATAATCATCTCCTGTACTTCTGGGGTCATTGGTTGTTTTTTTGTGCTTACAAATCTTCTGGCAAACTTACCATCCTTACGTCTTTTCTTATTTATATTCTGATATTCATATCTTTCTGCCATCTCTGGATTGTTGATACCATATTCAAACCCATCGTCAAATGCTTTTACATGTCTAAATGAATTTTTGAGTTTACCAGATAGTGTCAAGTTTGGTTTTGTTGTTTTGCCTTTTCTCCTACGAAATGCTTTATAGGATGTAGAGTACTCTGCAAACGGCTTGCCATCCTGATTCAAGCCATCATCAAATATTTGAGCTTTATGATTTTTTAGAGCATTTTGCCCTACAGCCTTAAAAAACGGCTTTGTTAGTTTGAATGCTTTTTCAAAATTAAACATTATTTTGACTCATAATATTGCTGCAATGTCTTAGGCACTTTGAATGATCTGCCTTTTTTCTTTGCTTTATCCATCATACCCTGGTATGCAACTTTTGCCTTTTGCCTTGTATCTTTATTACTAGTACTAGGTGACAATGGCTGCCACTCATGCCGGCAGTTAAATCCACCCCCGTCACGCAAAGCCCCTGGATATTTTGCTTCTATCTGTTCTTGCGTCAACGATGGCTCTTTTAACATCCTTATACAAACGGGCCTTGTTTTAGAATCTAGAGGGCCTGTATATATTAGCTTTTGGTCAGGGTTATCTTGTAGCTGCAAAAGAGTAAGCGACCTTGAGTATGTTGCCATAGATGTCTCTATGATTGTCTCAACCTGATATGGCCTGACATCAAGATCCTGTAAAAGCGCTCTTCTTATCTGGTCTCTATTCTGGTTCTGCAATACACCCTGGACAAGGGACAGCCTAACTTTGCTACCTATGTCCTCTGTAAATCTTACCATAGCTGACTGCTGCACATCGCGTAAAGATATTAGCTGCGACTCAGTGACTGCGCCAAAGAATACGGCATCATCTAGCAAGGTATCAAAGCTTGCCATAAGCCTATTGACCGCTTTTTGCATACCGAGATCTTGCATCCAATAATCAACAATGGATATACCAGCAATGACCGCTAGTATTTCTTCTAGGTTTGAATCGTCCTCTTCTCGCAGTTCTTGCACATCGGTCAAAAACTCTTCTTGTGCTTCTTCTAAGCTTGCCTGAAAATCGGCAACTGCGCTATCGATGGTATCGGCTAAAGCCATTAGCTCTGCAATCTATTGAGCAACCTATTTGTTGGACCTTCTGCTTGATCTACTTCTTCTAAAAGCTTGCGTGCTTCTTCTGGTAATAGATCTGGGTTTTTTCTTAAAAGGTAATGTTCACGAGTAGCTAGTTTGTTCTGGAATAACCAGGTGTAAAGCTCTCGCTCTTCTGATGGAGAAAGCACTTGTGGCTCTTCAAAGTCAACAAAGTACTCAGGATTTAGTTGTTGTCCTGTTTGAACTTCTATGATCCTACGGTCAATCTCATATCTTCTTTGCTCCCACGGTCTCCAGATATCCTCAATATTAGAAGCAGTCTCTGCGTTATCATCAATGTTTT